CGTTAGGGATGTTTGCCCATGCTTATAAATTGCATTGTGAAGAGTGTAAAGAGTGTAAAGGAGAATAACCATGACCGAAGAATTTGTAACATTAGAAACAGCAAAACTGCTTAAAGAGAAAGGGTTCAATGAAAGAAAATATCTCATAGATGTTTCCACTTTGAATCATTGTTATAAATACCTATCTGTTCCTCCGCAATCCGTCGCCCAAAAGTGGTTACGTGAAACCCAAAATACTCATATATGTGTATATAACTGTGCTTGTGGCTATGGATACGAAATATCTAAATCTGATAATGGAACTCATATAACTAGTTCTGTTTATGAAGGACCTAATGATGGTGGTAAATGGGATATTTATGAAGAAGCACTTGAAGCCGGATTACAGGAAGCATTAAAACTTATATGATTATGAAGAAGATATTTTTCAACGATAAATTAGGATTAACCCAAGCGGTATTGGATGGTCGGAAGACTATGGCGAGACAAATTATTCCATTTACATTTAGAGAAGATAAAATGCATTTATCTCGATACAAAGTTGGTGAAATTTATGCCATTGCTCAAAGTTATGAAACCATATTTCATGCGGGGAATTGCCCTAATGATTTCTTTGTAGATTCATCAACAATTAACAAAAAGTATTGTGGGGCAGGATTTAAAAATAAGCTCTTTGTCCGCGCTGATGCCATGCCACATCATATCCGCATTATCAATGTTAAGATTGAACGACTCCAAGATATAGATGATGAAAGTTGTATGAAAGAAGGTATAGGAAAATATTTTTTAGGATTTGATTCACCGCATACCGATTGCATGGGTTTTACATATAGTTTTGATGACTCTGGAAAGTATAAGTATCCTAATGCAAAACAAGCCTTTGTCGCTCTCATATACAAATTATTAGGCAAATGTATATATGAAAGTAACCCTTTCATGTTTGTTTATGAATTTGAACTTATTGATTAACAGATTATATTGTTATGGAAACAGCAGAATTAATATTTAAAGGTATCCTTACCTTATTAAATGCTTGTGCTTTGATGTTTACCTTAATCTTGGTAAGCAAGTGGCACAGACGCATGGAAGACAAGATGGATAAGATAGAAGGATATGTCCGTCATGTATCAGATCGTAACGATATTGTTTACATTAACCAGCTTTCGGAATTGCAAAGACTGTTGATAAAAGAAGAACGGTATGAGGAAGCCGATAAGATTGGAAAAATAATTAAGGACGAAGAAATTAAATTAGGAATAAGGTAATAAACAATATTAAGATTATGAAAACAATTTTATTTACAATTATATTCATAATAGCTATATTATGGGTTGGAGATCTTACAATTACATTCAAGCCATTTTCCATTTCACTTCCTGGTTGGTATAAGGCTTTGGGTATCCTTCTATTTTTTCTGTCAATGACGGTATATAATATAGGGGAATATACTAGAGGCTATAAACAAGGTTTCGATGATGGGATAAAGGAATGTATTGAAATACTTAAAAAGAAATGAACAAGTTAGAACACATAGCCACAATTGATTTCTGTTACTGGCGGTTGAAAATTCTCTGTGAACAACTTTCTAAACCCAAATCAAACATAAAGATAATGGTTGACAACGCTTGCGGTTATAATGAAACCGAAGAGATAAGAAAGGAATGTATAATACTTTTAGAGCAGATTATCGAAAGCAAGAAGGCTATCAGTGCTGATTACTTAGGGGATAGCAAGTTTTTAGATAAATTAAAAAAGGGAAATGGTTGAGCTATACAAAGTAATCATTTCCGATGCATCATCTGTATTATGTTTGCTGTTTTACTCTAAAAGTTAAATCTTTGGTTATGAGTATCTTACGACTAAAATAATTGTGTAAATATTTGGCTAATTCATTGATAATGAGTATCTTTACAATACTTAAAAGAAACCAATATTACTAACAATTAAAAGACAAGAGCAATGAAAGCAACAATCGAATTAACAAAGAAGACAGCTTTAGAAGAAATTATTAATAGCAATGATATTGATACAATAAAGTCTTTGATAGAACGCAAAGAGATGTCGTTAAAAGAAGCAGAAGAAAATGCGGCATTCTACGAAAGTATCTGTAATGAAGACTTTGCAAGTAATGAAAGGCAGAGAGCCAATAGACTTATTCGAGATATAGAAATATTAAAGTTAGCAATTTAATACATAAGAGCAATGAACACATATTACAAGTTTGCGCCAAACGTGTTTTTGGCAAAGTGCGAAGAGATGCACAAAAAAGGTGAAGAAATTCTAGTTACCACCAAGTATGGCAAAGAAAACGAAAGCATCGTTTTCAATCTGATTTTCGAGAAAGACGGTTTTTACTATTACTCTATAGTAAGGGCTGACGGTTTTAATGTTCAGGAATGGGCGAAACAAAGGGCAGAACGCAGACATGAATGGGCCGCATCGTCTGAACGTAAAAGCAAGCAATACTTTGATAAATCGAATAAGGATAGAGATTTCCTTTCACTTGGAGAACCTATCAAGGTCGGACATCATAGCGAAAGAAGGCATAGAAAAGCAATAGATGATGCTTGGAACAACATGGGTAAAAGCGTTGAGTTCATTGATAAGGCAAATGAACATGAAAGAGTGGCCAAATATTGGGAAGAAAGAGCCAATACGATTAATCTCTCAATGCCGGAAAGCATTGACTTCTACAAACACAAGTTGGAACAAGCGAAAGAATACCATGAAGGTGTAAAGTCTGGCAAATATCCGCGTGAACATGCTTATACTCTTACTTATGCCAAGAAAGCAGTTAATGAGGCACAAAAGAATTATGAGCTTGCTAAAAAGTTGTGGGGAAATGGAAACGAAAACCAATAAAGCAATCTCATTACTCCGGTGCGGTGATTTTAAAGCCGCATTGGCTATTTTCTCCACGTTCCGCGTAGGTTTTACAAAAGAAGAACGTAGAACATTGAAAATTGCGTATGAATGTCTTTCCGGTAATGTCGGATTCTACCAGCAGATTGGTATTGACACCAATAGCGAGATAGAGAAAAGTAAATCCATCCTTTTATCAAAATATATGTTGAAATCAGCACCATAAGAATATGAATCTAACACAGAAAGAAGCATTAAAGCAATTACAATCATATTGCAGGGCAAATGGTTTCGCCCTCTATCCATCAAGGTTGTCGAAACAAACATACTCTATAATATTGGCGGATGGTGATGACGGCGAAATAACAACACGTTACCCGAATAAGCGTATAAGCGGGTATTTCACCCCGAAAGAGTTATTAATATGGATCGGAGGATACTACGCAGCATTGCAAATAAAATAAAGTGATTATGAGAGTTTATTTTGCAGAAGTAAAAACAAGATATCAAGCTATTAAAGAATGTCCGTTTACGCCTTCAAATGTCGCCAAGGTGTATGGAGGCTTTATGTGTTTTGAGTCTACGAATGACTACAATACATGGAAAAACCAAAAGTAACCAATTATCCCGTATCGGCTTAACCGTAGTCTTTGATGAATATACGGGAACTAGTTTTATAAACTTAAAAACATTAAATCAAAGCGAATATGAGAACGAAAACACTATCAAATTTACAAGAACAATTTTGCCGGGTTGCACTTGCTTCATTGGACAATACAGTGCGTTGTAAAAAGATTGACCACATTTATTTTGCGTATGTAGCAAACGTAAAGAAATATTTTAGAACATCTTACCCATTTGGCAACTATCGAATTTATCATACACCATTAACACGAAAAGTGTATGCAGGACATTAATAACGAATTATTAACCGCAAGCAATTGCACAAAACGGAAAGTATGAATATTATTACAGATAGAACAAAAGCCCCTGCAAAGCTACGCTATAGGGTGAGCAATAACAGCGGAACGATAAACGAAGAATTCGGAAAGGACCAACAAGCCGCTTATGATTTTGCAAACGGAATGAATGAAACGGCAACAATACGCGGGTATTTCGTTTTCAAAAAGCGCGGAGAATGGCAAACTAATACGGTATTTATAGATCACGTGTTTAAATAACCAACTATCCAGGCGTGGAGGCAACAAGCGGAGCGGCACCACCGTTGAAAAATTTGGTAACACGTTGAAATATAGAAAGTTAAACAAAGTTTAAGCTTGCGATATTTAAGATGTAAAATACTGATATTCAATATATTATTTGTATCTTTACAATATCAAAATAACACCTATTAATAACAAGTAAAAGTCAAGAGCAATGAAAACAGAAGAACTTATCAGATACTACAAAGCAAACATTGAAGCTATTGAAAAAGGATTGAACAACGACTCTCTTTCAGCAGATAAAAAATTCAGATTGGGATATACACAACAGGCGTTGGACGGATATAAGTCTGCTTTACAAGAACTTCTTGGAAATAATAACGACTAATAATAGAAGAGAGCAAATGAGCAAAGTAACAGAACTAACAAAAGAGCTTCAAAGAGTGATGTATTCCACTACATATTCATTTGAGATTGATACCGAAGATTATGTTTTCGGATTCAAAAACACAATAAAGAAGCGTACAAAAAGTTTAGCCAAGGCAAGCAAGCTAAAAGTGAAGTTAACCAATGATTGTGGCCGGTTCTTGTCAGAAACGGTGAGAGTTGTTGCTGTACGCTTCTACAAGAATGGAGAGCTTACCAAAGAATTGAAAGCAGAAAAGATAACAGCAGCGTATAACGGATAAAATATAGAGCAATGAAAACAACTGTAAAAGTGTATTTAAAAGACGAACAAGGTAATAAAGACTGGTTCGTTACCCCTATCAACTTATCATGGCAAGAAGTACGCAAATATTATCTCGGCAATATTTTCAATATGGGGTGCGAAACAGATCACATGATGAAATGTTACAAGGTTGAGACAATAAAATCATCAAATTAAATAAATTTATGACTAAAAGTGACGTTTTTCACGCCATATTTTATATCTTTACACCATAAAAATAAAAAAAAGAGCAATGAAAATTTACACAAGTTATTTCGGAAATTACAGAAAGTTGGCAGCCGCAAACGTAAAAATGATATGTGTTGCGTTAGGGAAGCCAAGATATTATAATGCTCCTCAAATAATAGAGGTTGCACCAAAAAGATATATGCTGGATGATAAATGGACTTATGAAGAATACACGAATATGTATTTGAATGATGTCCTTGCAAAAGTCAATCCACAAGATTTGATACAAACCATCCAGCGACTCAGTGAAGGCAAAGATGTTGCTCTCTGCTGTTACGAAAAGCCGGGTGATTTCTGCCATCGGCATATTTTGGCTAAGTGGCTTACTGAAAAGACAGGTATTGAAATCAAAGAGTTTGGAGTTGTTGAGAAGAAAGAACCTAAGTATGAACAAGCAAGTTTGTTTTGAGTATGAGAAGAAATATTAAGTTTAGAGGTAAACACGTTGAAAGCGGAAAATGGATTATCGGTTGGTTATTTCAAGACGATGACGACCACTTTCCAATGATTCATCAAGGAGGTACACTTGACGATTGGGAGCAAGTGAAGGAAGACTCTGTTGGTCAGTTCACAGGCTTGCTTGACAAGAATGGGGAAGAAATATATGAGGGTGACATTGTTGAACGAATAGTTACAGATGGATATGACTATGGGTTTATAGGTGAAGTGAGTTTTGATAACGGAGTTTTTGGTATAAAACATAAAACTTATAAAGGTTACATTGTGTCAGATTTTGTATATTCCTCAGATTGGAATGATGGGCATGAACATGGAGTCGTTTTATATGAATATGAAATAAAAGGAAATATATACGATAACCCAGAATTATTAGCCAACCATCAATAGCGTTTGATGGAATGCTGCCAGATTTGCCAAGCAAGCGGTGGTTTGACAGTATAGGCAAAAGGGAATTTAGCAAAGATGGTCTATGCGTCGGACTGAAAATCCGAAGAACAAGGTTCGAATCCTTGAGTTCCCACAGCCTTGTATCAATGAACGCACCATTTTCTAAAATTTGAGGTTGTTATGGGAGCAACCGATATATAGAAGAAAATAGTAGATTGAGAGAGTATGGTAAAACCCATATAAGTCCAAAGGGTATCAATCAAGGTGGATCTTCACAAAATCATGTGAATGTTGACTGTGGCTACATGGCGGTTCATAATGTTGGCAGCTCGGAAAGACGAGCGTTTGCGGAAATAGCTCATCGGTAGAGCGTTGGTATTCCAGCCAAAGAGTGGGGTTCGACTCCCTGTTTCCGCTCAACCCTTATAGTAGCGATAAGCAAAAGCAAAAACATTAAAGCTTGTGTAGTTTACGGGGTGATGGAAATTGCCATCTGACACGACTAAAAGAAGCCGAAGGACTGCATAAGTGTTCTTGCAAGTAGCTTGCAGATGATTGATTTTTTGTGTTAAGCCTGTTGGGAATATGCCCGGCAGGCATTTAACGCAAAATGTATATGAAGTTATATACAACTTAAATATATGAGCAATAAAGGACTAATAAGAGCATGTGAAAACTCCGGATGCGGTTGGAAGTGTTGTTCGTTCGGATCAGACGGACATATTGTAATTTTGCCCCATGAACTTGACGGGCATGAAAAAGAAATCTCCCATTTACAGATTATAGATGATGATTACTTTGGCGGTAAAAAGGTAAAATGTATCGCTAAAGACTGCAAATCATGTGATAATGGTTACAAGCCTATTATGTGTAAAACTTATCCTTTGTGGGTAAAATCGGTGAAAAAAAGTTTTGTGTTTCGTAGTGGTAAGTGTCCGTTGAAAAGCGAACAACTTGCTAAGCATAAGGAATTTGTATTAGATGTTTTCGACAGTTGCAGAAAAGCATTGTTGCCTAAAGTTGATATCGATACATTTCTCTCTAAAGCATGGATTGACCGTTACGAACCATTGTTCCCAACTGAAAAAGGAAACATTGAGTACAAAATGCAAGTAAAAGTTTTGTCCATGTCTGATATGTCCGATATTGAAAAGATGGAGCGGACTCTTCTTGCCAATCCGGATATGTGTTTTCCCTCTGAGACGGAAGATATAGTGAAGTGCTTGCAATCCGGTTGCAGTTTCGGGTTGTTGGTAAATGACAAGCTGGTTGCCTACTCACTTGCCTATTGCACTGAATACGGTACAGCCTACGTGGATAAATGCTTTGTTCATGCTGATTATAGGGGGAACGGATTTCAGTATATCCTTCTCAATGCCAATATTGCCAAACTGATTTCCAATGGCTCACAAGAGATATTTGCTATGACATCGCCTAAGAATGAGGCAAGCATGAAGAGTTTCATCAATGCAGGGTTCTCATTCAAAAGAGATACCAAATACAAAGAAATTGAACGTTTAATCTTAAAGTGGGAACTATGAAAGTTATAGTCTATACCAAGAATATAATAGAAAACATTGAAAAGGCTCAATCATTTGTTAATGTCCCTATTTCGTTAATGTTCAAGGATTTTTATGAAGATATTTATGAGCATATATCGGATAAGATAAGAAATAAGATTTTTGGACTCCATTTAAAAGACAGTATATGCTATTCTATCGGAAAGGCAGTAAAGGGGAATAGCGGTGCTGTGGTTACATCATTTGCGGATGTTTGGAAATATCTTACTATCAATGGAAATGCGTGCCAAGGAATACATAATTTTTATATTCCGATTAATGCATGTGATAATAGAGAAGGCTTAAGCATTTATGAAGCAAGTAAGTTGGTCAATGAAATAAGGACACTTTCAAGCTCCCATATATATGGTTTGATTACTTCCGGTTGTCTGAATGAAAATCACCCTTCGGAAAAAGAACTGTTCCGTATCTGGAACGGCCTGCGTAATGATATTGAGTCTATCAGTTTGGGAGGTAGTTTTTGGCTTGGGCAAAATAGTAAACTGCCTAGTTTCATAAGTGATGTTCGTATTGGTGAATATATGTTGTTTGGTACAATCCCATATTGTGTTGACAAAGAAAAGCAAGGTCTTAATGGAATTGAGTTACAAGCAAAGGTTATAGGCATTTATCCGGAGCGTAACCAACTCATTATTGATTGCGGTTATTCAATGGCAGATATGTACAAATGCCGGATTTACTATCACACCGATTTGAAATATGAGTACAGTTCCAGTGAATATTCAATAATGCAATGTGAGCATGTTTCGGATTATCGCATTGGTGATGTGATTTATATTGTTCCTGATTATAAATCCTTGGTTAAATTGAAATATGCAGAACATGAATATAGATAAACCTTGGATTGACTATATTGCCAAACGTACGTTTGGCATGGAGTTGGAGTTTGCCGATGGTGACAAACAGCTTATCCCACTTTCATCCGGTTACAAGTGGACGGACAACAAACTAACCATGATGAACAACTCGGACGGTTCGGCAGTTACGCATCACGGTCAGTTTGGCGGTGAGATAAACACTCGACCGTACCATTATTGTGCAGAAGATCTGCAAGAACTGAAGGACTTCATTCAGACCATGAAAGATGCAGGAAGCTATCTTATGTGGAATGAAGGTTTTGATGCACATCTGTATATCAAGGATATGGATTTGGATGTTATCAAACGCATGTTTGTTCTATCCTACTATACTGCATATCCTATCAAGCGGATATTTGACATCGCCGAGTGGTGGGAAACGAAATACCTCGTGCCTAGTCCACCTTGGGATGTGGTAAAGCGTGTACTGGAAGCCGATAATATCGATAACTTGCTGAAGATCTTTAGCAATGGTTCAGACAGAGGGCATATCCGGTATTGGCTTAATTTATGTTCTATTGGAAAGATAGGAACTGCAGAATTTAGGATCTTCAATAGCTCCTGGGATTTCGATAAAATACTGGAAACAATCAAATTCATGTATTCGTTTGTGGAGTACGCCTACCTGCATGAAGATATGGAAGAGTATAAGCAACTCACCACAATTGATAAGTGCCTTGAAGTGTTCAATATAGACTATTCTAAGGTTCCCCAAAGACATAAACCGTTACTTTGGGCAGCAGAACACTCGGATAATGTTACAGTGGTAGGCTCCATGTTTAAGAAATCCAACCGTATGCTTTCCTTTATCAAGAAAGAGGCCTCCAAATTCGATGTAGCCCATGTGGTAAACTCGTATTATATGGATATAGAGCAGGTACTTACCAACCGTGAAATTAAGGTGTATACAAAGGAGTATTTTATCTACATGATGTATAAAGCAATCAAAGGTGAAATACAAGAATTACGCTTTAATGAAGAATATAAGTTTCTAAGTATCAAATCCGAAAATCCTGCTGAAATTATTGCCACTATTCACCTTTTTAATGCCATCAAGAAGCATAAGAACTCACAGGATATTTATCACAAATCGCTTTATGACGATTTTATGGCAAAGTTGGAGCATTACCATAAGAAGTATACGGAACGTTATCAAAATATAGTAGATAACCTTAAAAGTAAGTCTATTGAAGTGCTTTATTGTGCTGATATATCGGATGCGATTCTTAATTGTAAAGAGGATGATATACTAATCTATCAAAATGAATTTCATTCCGGCATGAAAGCTACAAGTAACGCATTGCAACGTTTCTTGATGGATGACCTCGGATGGCAAGAACGAATTAAAACGAAATATGCAGAAATAGATGAAGAACAAGTTAATTACATGGCTCTCTCACAGCATGGATTTATGGGCAGAAGAGAGGTATTCAAAGACCAACGCACATATATTTGGTCTAATGTGGTAGAAAGTGGAGACAGCAGTTTTAAAAGGCGTACTATCATTCCTTTAAAATATAAACGACTGCCGGATGATTATATGCTTACGGATAAAAGCAAACTCCGGTTTGTACGTGCTTCTATGGCAGAGATTGATTATCTGCGTATGATTTACTTGAAAAAGGGTATTATCCTCGGTTCTGCGCCATTCTGTTACTTATGGTTCTTGGATGATTATGTGTTCGGGGCTTGTATGTTTGATTTCCTGAAGGTAAGCAAGTACGGCATGGATGCAGTTTTGATGAAGTCGGATTTCGTGATAGACCATCCATTGCCCAAATTGAGTAGATTGCTAATTATGGGTGTACTTTCGTCAGAGTTCAAAGATGAATTGGACATAAGATATAAACATGAATGTGGAGTGATTGCCACTTCTGTATTTACCGATAAACCGGTAAGTATGAAGTATCGGGGAGTGTTTAAACTGCATGAACGCTGTGTTGGTAAACTCCATTACATACAAGATGCAGGTATTCGTGGAAACTTAGATGATATTTTAAAAGATTTTGTGAAAAAATACGGTGATGAGCCGAGAAAGGAATAATATGGGAAAATTCAAGATAGCGGAAGTGCAGTTATCTGACATTAAGCTGGTCAAGAAAAATGCGCATTTCATGCAGCAGGACACGTTTAATGCCTTAGTGAATAACATTCGTAGGGACGGTCAATTATCGTCTGTACCATTTTGCGTAAAGCATTCAGATGGTTCTTATACGGTAGTGAGTGGTAATCACCGAACACAAGCGGCAAAAATGGCCGGGCTTACTTCCATCCATGTTATGTACATAGATGAAGAGGAGACTACAAACGATTGGTTGCTGGCAACACAATTGTCACATAACAGTATAGTTGGGCAGGACGATGCGGATATTTTGAAGCAATTGCTTGATGAAATAACAGATGTCGCACTGAAAGAGTATGCGCATATCAGCAATGAAGTTCTGGAAAGCGTAAAGGATATCAACTATACGGTTGAAATGCCGAATAACGAAATCGTTCCTGTAACTCTTATGTTTGTTGATACACAGAAGGTTTCGTTTGATAAACTCATGGAAACGTTGGAATGTTATTCAGAAAAAGAGCTTGGTAATCTAACTTTGGTGGATATGGACACAATGCGCCGGTTGAATGAGGTGTCGACTAAAGTTCAAGCCAAATATAAAATCAAGGCGCAGGCACTAAGTATTTGTAAGATGTTGGAAATCGTAAACAATGTATTGGAGGGAAATAAAGATGGCACAGAAGTACAGGCTTAATACAAGGCAAAAGAAAGCGAAATTCCTAAAAGCTTTGGACGCAAGGATGCTGAATGTTACCGCAGCTTGTGAGGCTGTGGAAATATCACGCTCAATTGCTTATAAATGGAAAGCGAATGATCCAGATTTTGCCGAAAAATGGAAAGAAGTAGAAGAAAGTTTCTATGATAAGCTAGAAACGACAATGTTTGCTAAAGCTTTGACGGAACACGATAATACTATGCTTATTTGGTTAAGTAAGACTAAAATGAAGCATCGCGGTTACGTTGAAAAAGTAGAGCAAGATTTGAGTATTAATCCATTTGAGAAATTAATGCAAGAATTGCCAGACGATGAGGAATGAGCAAAGATGAAAAGTCTATACGATACATGAAAGCATGGCGAGAGGATTGGTGCAAGTTCGCTCATGATGTTCTTCATTCAAGACTAGACAAAGAGCAACAAGCTATTCTTCAATCCGTTCAGCATAATCCAATGACTGCTGTAGCATCGGGCACAGCTCGTGGGAAAGATTACATTGCAGCTTGTGCATCTATGTGCTTCATGTATCTTACTCCACGTTGGAAAGAAGGTAAGTTAGTTAAGAATACCAAGATTGCCATGACAGCTCCTACAGCTCGTCAGGTTCAAAATATAATGATACCTGAAATATCCCGTTTATTTAGAAATGCAGGGTTCTTGCCCGGACGTCTACTATCTTCCGGCATTAAAACAGATTACGAAGAGTGGTTTCTAACGGGGTTCAAAGCTGGTGATGACAACACAGAAGCATGGTCTGGTTTCCATGCTGTAAATACCATGTTTGTTGTTACTGAAGCTTCCGGTATATCAGAAGCGACATACAACGCTATTGAAGGTAACTTACAGGGTAATTCCCGCTTTCTCATAGTGTTCAATCCTAATGTTACTACCGGTTACGCAGCTCGTGCCATGAAGTCTGACCGTTTTGCAAAATTCAGACTTAGCTCTCTAAATGCAGAAAATGTAGTAAAGAAGCAAATTGTAATACCCGGTCAAGTGGATTATGAATGGGTTAAGGACAAAGTGATAAATTGGTGCTCACCTATCCAGCAAGCGGACTTCAACGAAGGTGAAGGCGATTTCAATTGGGAAGGTAAGCTATACCGACCTAACGATTTGTTTCGCGTCAAGGTACTTGGTATGTTTCCTAAAGTGTCGGAAGATGTTCTCATCCCTTATGAATGGATAGAAATAGCAAACAGGAATTGGCAGGAGTTACAGGAAAATGGTTTTATCCCAGCCAAATCTTGTAAGTTAGGTGTTGACGTTGCCGGTATGGGACGCGATAACAGTGTGCTTTGTCCGCGATACGGTAACTACGTTTCTCAATTTGAAGTTCATCAATCTGCTGGGCGTGCGGATCACATGCATGTGGTAGGTATGATGATTCCCTATCTAAAGAAGAAAGGAGCAAAAGCATTTATTGATACTATTGGAGAGGGAGCAGGTGTCTATTCTCGTTTGTTAGAAGAAAAATTTACAAACGCTTTTTCATGCAAATATTCGGAAGGGGCAGATGGCTTACACGATATTACTGGCGAATATGAATTTGCAAATATGAGAGCATACCTATATTGGGCTTTACGTGACTGGCTTAATCCTAAAAATGGTTTTGGTGCCGCTCTCCCACCCTGCGATCAGTTAATGGAGGAGGCTACCGAAACCAAGTGGAAGTTCCTTAGTAATGGAAAGATTATCATTGAGCCTAAAGAAGATATCAAAAAACGTATTAAACGTTCTCCTGACTATATGGATGCATTAGCGAATACGTTTTATCCTAGAGATTATAGCTTTATTAGTGATGAAGAGTTGCTTAAAGACTTTTTGTAGTTGTGTTTTTTTAGTACCTTTGTAACCGAAAACACTCCTTGTTTGTGTTTTCATTGCTCTTATGTGCGCTGGCTTGTGAAAGTCGGCGCATTTCTATTGTACGGTGAGTGTTTTCTTATTGTGCACCTACCTTAGAGGCGTGCAGAGAAAGACGGAACAAATGGCTGCAAAGTCATTGATACAAGTTATGGTAAGTGATTTGGAAGAGAGAGTATCGCATACCCTCTCTTTGTTTCTGGTATTATTTTCCAACAAGTAATAGTAACAGCCAAAAAATACCTAATACTATGGCAATAAATTCGTATGGATCTTCTCTTAAATAATTAAGAAAAAAATTAATTTCTTGTATTATTTTTTGCATGTATACTATTTTACAAAGCCATTTCGTGTTCAAGTTCTTTAGATATGGCTCTATTGATAAACTCATTAATTGTTGTTCCAGTGCTGGAAGCGAAAGTGGCTACACGGGAATGTAAGTCTGGTGACATACGCAAATTTAACTTCCCACTATAGGGCTTTTCTGGCTGTATATTCCTTTCTTTACAGTTTTCAAGATAAAAGTCTATAGATTCCTCAAAGTCCTTACGGACCTCATCAACAGACCTACCTTCATAAAGGATTGACGCTTTTCTCATCCCTTGCACTTTGCCAAACAGACAATTGTCTTCCGGACTGTATTCTACAGAACCGGAATATCCTTTGTATTTTAAAAGTCCCATACTACTTTGTTTTAGATTGTTTATATTTCTCAATCAAATTGTTTTTCTTTATATGCTCAATTATTCCTTTTATCACGTATGATTTCAAAATGCTTCCGGGATGTGGCTTATGTAAAATGAAAGGAGCTTCTTCGTCTGGTCCTATAAACTCAACACGGGAACCTGATGTAGCACCTTTGTTGCTTTCCTTGTATCCAAAAATCCCGAATAAGCGTTTTGCTTCATCATAGGTAAAATCCTTTGGGCATGACAAAATACGTTCTATTAGTTTTTCCTTTGTACCCATAATCGGTTGTTTATGCAAAGGTACTAAAAATAGTACCAAATACAAACAGATAATGTATTTAAGGTAAGTTTTTCTGTTGAATATGACATTTTTACAGCCACTTTTATTATATTTGCATCATAGCATTTGATGCTAACGTGCTCCTTCACGTTACCGGGTAGTACGTATTGTGCTATCCGGTTCCTTTTTGGAGCAGTATCATGTGTAACTAATCACCGTATGAAGGAGTACGGAACTACATTATGAACACAATTAAAATTTTTGAGAATGAGCAATTCGGAAAGGTAAGAATTGCGATGGGTGAAAATAACGAACCTTTCTTTTGCTTGGCAGATGTATGCCAGATTTTGGATTTGATTCCCAGTAAGGTAGCGCAAAGATTAGATAAGGATGTACTTTCAAAGTATCCCCTTGAAACAGCCGGTGGAATCCAACATGCAAATTTTGTTGATGAGGATGGTTTGTATGATACAATATTGGATAGTCGTAAGCCTGAAGCTAAAAAGTTCCGCAAATGGGTAACAAGCGAAGTATTGCCATGTATCCGTAAGACAGGTGGCTACATCGCTACCAAAATGGACGACACTCCAGAAGAAATCATGGCACGTGCGCTTATTGTGGCACAAGAAACACTGAAACGAAAAGAACAGCGTGTTATAGAGGCTGAGCAGAAGATCCAAAAAGATGCTCCTAAAGTCCTTTTTGCCGATGCTGTATGTACCTCTCAACGTTCGTGCCTTATTGCTGAATTGGCAAAAATTCTCCAACAGAACGGAGTGAATATCGGTCAGAACCGTTTGTTCGGTTGGATGCGAGAGAACGGTTATCTTTGCCAAAAAGGTGATTATTATAATCAGCCAACGCAGAAATCTATGAAATTGGGACTTTTTGAGTTGAAGAAAACATCAATTACCAAGCCGGATGGTTCGGTATTGGTAACAACCACTACCAAAGTAACCGGCAAAGGACAAATATATTTCGTGAATAAATTCCTATCTAAATAATCAATATAAAAAAAGGTGTCAAGTGACACTTTACTATATTTATGGACGAAATAACAGCTATATTAGACATTACGCGCCCGGTTGATAATATCATCAACGACTTAAAAGGAAAGTCAGTCTATGTCCCCTCATGGGATAATCTTATTAAAGACTATGAACCAACATTGCATTCGATAGTAAATGATAACATTGGTCGAAAAGATAAGGTAAAATCTGATGGTACGGTAGAAAAAGCTTCCCGTATTTATATCGGTCTTGAAAAACTCCTTACAAAACGGATGACAGAGTTTATGTTTTCCATTCCAGTAAAACGTGTCTATCATAATATTGAGGACAATGAAACTCGCCAACAAATAGCGAAAGCAATTGAGAATATATACAAGTATGCTCGTATAGACAGTGAGAATATTAAACGTGGCAACGCCTATTTTGCGTCATGCGAGGTATTTACCATTTGGTATACGGTTGAAAATCCCAATTCTCTATATGGTTTTCAAAGTAAATTTAAGCTGAAATGCAAGACCTATTCCCCGATGGAGGGCGTCGGGCTGTATCCGTTGTTTGACGAGTTGGGAGATATGGTTGCTATGTCTTTTGAATACAAGAAGAAAGTCAAGGACGAAGAAATTGCTTTTTTTGAAACATATACTTCTAAGATCCATTACAAGTGGAAGCAGCAAGGATCTGGGTGGGAACAAATCAAAGCGGAACCAATAGCTATATTGAAGATCCCCGGTGTTTATGTTCATCGCCCAGTTCCTATTTATCATGGTTTGTCTTATTTGCGTAATGAGATAGAATATACCCTTTCTCGTAATAGTGATGTTATCGCCTACAACAGTGCTCCTATCCTTAAAATTGCAGGGGCTACACAAGGAAAAGAAGATAAGGGGGAAAGCCGTAGGATATTCCGTGTTGAAAATGGAGGTGATGTGTCTTATGTTTCATGGTCTCAGGCTATCGAAGCACTAAAGTACCATGTAAGTACCCTGATTAGTCTATTCTGGTCACAATCACAAATTCCGGATATATCATTCGAGAACATGAAAGCATTAGGAAATATCGGGTTTGATGCTAGACAGACCTTGCTGACTGATGCCCATCTGAAAGTAGGTGATGAAAGTGGTGATTGGATAGAATCGTTTGAGCGTGAATGCAGTGTAATCAAGGCTTTCTTGAAAAGCATGAATACTTCATGGGTTAAAGAGATTGACAATGTAGAAGTTGAGCATGTCATTACTCCGTTTATCCAAATGGACGAGGATGCAATGACTGATAGACTTATAAAACAGAATGGTGGCAAGCCAATCAAGAGCCAGTTGCAAACTATTAGAGAAGCTGGTTCTAATAATGCGGAGGCAACTTTGGATCAGATACATAAAGAAGATGCGATGGATTTACAAGCAAAACAATCAAGAATGAACGGTTTATTTGAAAGTGCGGAATAACATGAAAGTACCAATAGATAATATGACCTTTGCCGAAAGCGAATACCTTAGAGGAAATAAAGTATGGAAAGCCCAGACACTTTATAATTTCGCGAAAGCAAAGGAATACCCTGTACGTGATATGCCATTGTGGAATATAGACCTGACTGTTGAACCGTTTGAGTGCAGTCAGCTTCATAGTTTTATCTTTCAATGCAAACGTGTTCGTGATTGTTCTTTAGACTACCCTATTATACTGGATGAAGTAGGACAAATAGCAGATGGATACCATAGATTATGCAAAGCTATTTTAGAAGGTAGAAAAACGATTAAGGCTATCAGGCTGCTGGAAATGCCGGCACCTGATAGAATTGAGGAGGGATAAATATGAAAAGACATTCAAAGATAATTACGGTAGAATATGTAGTATAAGATTGTCCTATCTGTGGCAAAATTATAGTGAAGCATTATTTATATCCGATGGTTGATAAAAGAAAGAACAAATTTGTATATGGCAAAAAAAGTAATAACACAATCTAAGTATCATTGTAGGGATTGCGTGCATAGCTATGACCGGCACGAGAAGAACTTGAAAGGTGAGTTCTTCATGTGCCGTTGTCCGTTTTTCACTTCCAGCCGCTTTCTTAACCGTGACGTATGTGACAAGTTCAATAAGAAATGAGCCAATCTTAAAAACAGAACAATCTTTTTTGTCTTACCCCCGTGATTTTTCTGCCTACTCTAATAAATAGATTAAAAACAAACCAATATGTCAAAACCTAAGATTCCGAATCAAAAGAAGAAATATCAAGAGCTTAACACAAGGCTGAATAAATATGTAGCTTTAGTGGAGCATATATATGATGTTCTGAATTTGGAAGCTGCTAAAGCTGTATTACGCACTGATTATTCATCTGATAGTGAAAATCCTTTTAAATGGTCTGATTACCCACAGACTAAAAAACAGATAGAGGATATACAGGCTCAATTTGTTAATTATATTCATACGATTATCTATCGAGGTATTAGTGAAGAATGGAAAAATAGTAATGAAGTGCAAGACTTGATGGCAAATAAAGTTCTAAGGGCTTATAATGCCCAAGTTGATGGGGAAAAATACAAAGTCTTATATCAAGTAAACTCTGATGCTTTGAAAGCGTTCCAAAACCGCAAGGATAAAGGCTTTAATGTCTCTGCCAAACTTTGGCAACAATCCACCATTTATAAACAAGAACTTGAAGCAGCTATATCTTGCGCTATTCAGAAAGGAACAAGTGCTATTACTTTGAGTAAACAAATCTCTAAATATCTGCTTGATTTTCCATCACTGCAAAAAGATTATAAAGACAAGTATGGTAGTGCAGAACATTTAAAGGATTGCGAATACCGTTCTATCCGACTGGCTCGATCTGAAATTAACATGGCTTACCGGACTGCTGAAAATGAGCGTTGGAAACAAATGGATTTCGTTGTGGGGTACGAAATAAAGCTAAGCTCTTCACATCATCACCGTATGCCACATGGGGATATATGCGATAGGTTAGCAGGTAAATATCCTAAAGATTTCGTTTGGACTGGCTGGCATCCGAATGATTTATGCTATAAAATACCTATCCTTAAAACAGAAGAAGAGTTTTGGGAATGGGATGGTAGAAGTGAATCTACGACTGAAAGTGTGAATGAAGTCAAGGATGTACCGAATGCATTTAAACAGTGGATTGGCACAAATTCCCAACGCATAGCAGATGCAAAGAGAAATGGAACTTTGCCATATTTTTTAAAGGATAACCCGTCATATCTTAAATAATAACTGCTTATATACAGATACATTCAGTTTCATAACACGGAGTACAAGATTATTTTCGTACTATGTGTTTTATTATAATAGTTTAACAATTAAAGTGAAGTAAAAAGAATCACTTTTCGTATATTTGCATAAAGCATGTGAAGTTACATGCAACCGAACTTGTCGTGAATACATTCATTGCTCTTAATGTATGATTAAGAAGGTTGACGGTCTGCTTGCATGTAATGTTTTGCAGGCCGTTTTTATTAATTAAAACATTGTACAATGGATAGAAAACAACAGGTTTTGTTGAAATTGAAACCGAAAGTGAAGGCGTTCGGGTTCAATAAAAAAGAGGTGATGGGTATCGCTGCTAGAATTGCCGATAACCTAACCTCCACAGATGATGCCTCCGATGAGGACGTAAACGCAGAAATTGAAGCAGCTATTGATGCGGTTCTCCCCTACCTGCAAGTCAGCCAGTCTTTTGCAAATCGAGTAATCGAAGAAAACCGCAAAAAGAATGGCGATGACGAAACCGATGACGGCGATGATACATCATCGAACACTTCAAACAATCGTCAGACGGGTTCAAACAAAAATGATCCTCAGCAGAATAAAAGTAATGATGATGCTCCAGCATGGGCAAAGGGATTGCTTGACAAGGTTGATACACTTACCAATGAAATTTCGGTATTGAAAGGTGAAAAAGTCACTACATCAAGAAAATCCAAGCTCAACGAGTTGCTCAAAGATTCGGGTTCTTTCGGCAGTCGCATCCTGAAAAGTTTCGACCGCATGAAATTTGAAACCGAAGAGGAGTTTGACGAGTTTTATTCGGAAGTTGAGGAAGACCTGAAGAATTACAACCAAGAATGTGCAGATGCAGGTTTGTCTACATTGGCTAATCCGCCTGCCGCAAGTGGTAAAAGTTCGGGAAAACAAGATGAAGTGATTAGTGACGCTGAAATCAAAGCGTTGGCTGACACATTCTAAACATTAACAAAAAACTAAGTATTAAAAATGGGTGCAACAGCAAATTTAGCAAGTGAATTGCAGGTGATTACTTCTGGTCTTGATTCGGTTGTAATCAGACGATACGGTGCTGGTATCATTGGTGGTCGCACGCTTGATGTCAGTGGTTATCCATATGATGTAATTAAGGCTGGTCATGTTATTATCGCATCAGATGATGACGAAACACTATTCAAACCTATGCCGCTAAAAGCATCGAATTATGATCAATATGATACATTGCCCGATAGCCATCATTATGTAGGTGTATTGGTAAGAAGCGTTACAAAGGATGCTCCTTTAGCAGCAATCATGTACAATGGTGAAGTGAATGATAAAGCAAGTCCGTATTCAGTGGATAATATCAAAACTGCAATGAAGACGGAGTTGCCTGGATTAGTATTCATGCACGATTAAAAGAGGAGGTAAAAAATGGTACAATCACAATTTGTGGAGTACATCAGAAAAATCTTTCCGAGACTCCAGAATGTAGTAGATACAGTGAACGGCAAGCGGAACGGTGACAACAAACGCACCTATTTGCATAAATCTATGTTGAGAAAGGTTTATTCGGCAGACCAGAAATGGTCTAACGCTGCGGTAAACACTACTTATGTAGCAGCCGACATGGTGTCGATGAACTCGCCACTTCCGATTAAAAGCCGCGATGCCATTGCTCACGCCAATGGTTCTCTGCCGAAAATCGGTATGAAAAAAATCATGTTTGAATCGGATATCAATACCGTTAACATAATGAAAGCGCAAGGTGCGGAATGGACGAACATCGCGAATAAGCTGACTTCCGACCCGATTGCTTGCTCTGTCGGTATTGACGAACAGAATGAAGCGAACTTCCTGACCGGATTGTCTAATGGTATTGTAGCTGTGGAGGATGAAAACAATACCGGTACGGCTTTGCGTATCAATTTCGGCTATCTGCCTGAAAACTGTTTTGGTGTTGAGACGCAAAATGAGCTTACGCTTGATGACATTAAGCGTGTATTGGCTTATGCTGACAATAACGGCGACACAATCATCACTATCTGCATTGCATTGTCCACCTACAACAAGTTGCGTCAGACGCAAGGGGCAAAAGAACTGGTAGCCAATTATCGCGGTCAGACTTTTGACAGTAATACAAAGCTCCCTGTTCCGACAGCATCTTTGTTTGACGAAGCATTTGCGGATGATAACAACGGGGTTGCTTTCCTGAAAATTGACCGTTCAATCATCTCAGAGAAGAACGGCAAAAGGAAACCGTACAAGCCGTGGAACCAGAACAAGTTGATTTTCCTTACCACAGAAGAAGTCGGTGCTTTGGTGTGGGGAACGCTTGCGGAAAAGACAAATCCGGTAGAGGGTGTTGTTTATTCAACCGTTGATGAGTACAAACTCATCAGCCGTTACAGAACAACGGAGCCGTTTACCGAAACTACGAGTGGGCAGGCTCTTGTGCTCTCTGTTATTGAGAACGTGGATCAAATCTACTCTCTTGATATTTCGGAAGCTCAGGCGGTAGATACCTCAGCTGAAACTTCTGACAGTACGGATGTGAAAATCACTATTTGGGGAAATACTTACAAGAAGCCGGAGTTTGTCAAGGAATTCAATAAAATAACAGGCAAAAATCTAGCTTCAACTATTGCAGATGACAAGCTGATTGCCGCCGTGAACAGGCTGAATGACTTTGACGAAGCGAAATTGAAATCCGCAGTTGAATCTCATAAATCAGAATAAGCCATGAAGACAATACAGCAAGCTCTCGTAGACGAAATACACTATCCGATTTCTATCGGTTTTGTAGAGAATGTGATGATTAAACGTAATCTCAATGGTGATGATGAGTTTGGTTATGATATAGATCATTCTAACGAATACCAGGGAGCTTTAGCTGATTGTCTTTGGTCTTTGGTCCAGGCTATCAATTTCTCTGAAGCAGACAAGTCCTTCGGGGCTTTATCTGATAAAGATAAAGAACGGATACTTTTACGTGTTAACTCCATTTACAAGACTATTGGTGAACCTTTAGTAGAACTGGAGGCAAAACCAACGGTATATGTAGGTGATTGTTTGTTGTAGTATGGCTGTTTTGAGTAGAAATCCACATCGTTTGCAATACCTTGTATCTGCTTCAGGATACGAGGATGAAAACGGAGATTACCATTCGGGTGAAGAACATTGGGAAGGTGAAATTCCCTGTGATGCTGTTCCTGCTGGTGAATCGGATGAAAGGGAATTTGAAGATGGCATAATACGTAAATACTCTTATGAGGTTTGTAATATACCAGCAAACTGCCGTGCTTTTACAATAGGAGATAGAGTCAAGATAAGTCTGCTCGGAGGAATAGAAAGAGAATTTGAAGTGAAAGGTTTTCATCGTTACCAGCTTCAGTGCAAAATTTGGGTTTAGGATATGGGTATAAGAATGGCTACCAAACTTGATGAAATTCATAATACACTTATGAGGGAGGCACAACGGGTTGAAAGGCTAACAATACGCGCTTTGTCGTATCTTGGAGAACAATGTGTTATCAGGGTACGTGATAGAGGTGGTGATAAAAGTTGGTATGATCAGTCTGGTAATTTGCGTAGCTCAGTTGGCTATGTAATAGCCCATAATGGCAGTATTATCCAATACTCAGACTTTAATCAGGTGAAGCAGGGTTCACAAGGTGTAAAAGTCGGCAAAGACTTAGCAGAAGAACTGGCTAAAAGATATTCCAATGACTATGCTCTTGTTATTGTTGCCGGAATGAATTATGCTGAATATGTGGAAGCGATGGATAACAAGGATGTGCTTGCGTCAACGGAGCTATGGGCAATAAACCAAGTACCCAAGATGCTTGAAAAATTAAAGATACAGATTGCTAAATGATGAAATCGGACATTGAAATATCAAAATTTGTATATCACAAGATTAAAGGATCAATCCTTGAAAGAAGTGTAACCGGGAAATTGAGTGATAGGGGTAGACCAGATAAATCGGACAAGGAGGATATTGTCATATCTGTACTTGCCAATGAGGGATGCGGTCAGATCCAGCGAGCTTATGTGAATGTCAATGTTTATGTTAGGGACCAATGGAATTCTAGAACAAAAGCATGGGAAAAGCATACACTCCGTATAGGGGAATTGTGTGACTTGTGTAAGTTTCTCTTTTATATACGTAAAGAAGAGTTTCATACAGTTCCTAAAGAATGTAGTCAAAAAGTCATGTCTACCGGTGTTTCTTTTGAGGATGGACACACGGAACATTTCATCAACAACAAGCTGTATATTGAGATAAATAACGAATAAGTATTAACTATATTAAGCAATATAGAACTATGGCAGTAATCGGATGGGGTAAGCCCCGTATTTTTATTAAAGACCTTGATGCAGTATCACCTGCATGGGAAGAATTGCCTACTCCGGTAGAGGATTCCACACAGTTGACAACGACAAAAGGTGACAAGAAAGAAGCAAAGATTGAAGGAGGAGAGAACGAGGATGTAAAGTATGGAAAAAACACCTATGCTCTTACTTTCAATATTCGTGCTGCAAAAGGGCGTAAGCGTCCTATAAGTGATAGTGATGGAGTGGTAGCACATAATTATGCTGTTGCTTTACAGCCTGAAGATCCTGATGTTCAGGGATTCTGTATGGAAAAAACTACCGTTTCTGTTGAGGATTCATTTACAGCGGCAGATGGTGGTATTTGGGCGTATACCTTTGATGCTTTGAAGCCGGGTTCGGACAAAAAACAGATTCAATGGGGTAAGATCATAACAACGCCTACTTCTGGTAAGCCGACTAAGGTTGAATGTGACCCAGAAGATGAATCTGGAGATGGAGATAAATTTGAAGTTGCTCCTAATCCTAGTGTAGGTGGATAGTTTTTCAGGATGATAGCCCGCCGTGGGGGCTTTATACCCACGTGTATTGCGGAAATGGTGTAATGGATGCACGTATGTCTACCAGGCATTAGGTTACAGTTCGAATCTGTGTTTCCGCTCGATTTTGAAAATTTGGTTTGTTATTCATATGTCTTTCATGCCGGTTGTCTGTGAAGATATCCGGCATTAATTAAAAAAACAAGAACCGTTATGTTAGAAGATAGGAAACTTATAGACATGGACATTGCGGATACTATAATTGAACGTCCACATGGTTTTAAAGTAAATCAACGTCAGTTTTATCTATATCCGGTTACTCTTGGAAAAACATACCTAATATCAAGGCTTGTTGAGTGTCTTGGCATAAATCTGGAAATTATCAAGGCTAATCCGTATATGGAAGCGTTGAGAATATGTCAGGAAAAAAAAGAAAGCGTGTGCCGTATTTTGTCCTATCATACCATCAATAAGAAAGAAGAATTGTTTGATTATGATTTTGTACAAGAAAGATGTAATTTCTTCTATAAAGAAATAGATAATGACAGTATGGCACAACTATTGGTTATGGTATTGTCAGAAGGAGACATATCAGCATATATAAAACACCTTGGAATAGATAAGGAAAAAGAATGGCAAGCAAAAGCCATGAGAGCCAAGAAGGATAATAATTCTCTTACATTTGGCGGCAAAAGCATATATGGCACATTGATAGATACAGCTTGTCAACGGTACGGATGGACTTTTGAATATGTTGTTTGGGGTATTAGCTATGCCAATTTACAATTGCTCCTTGCCGATTCCGTAACGTCCATATATTTGTCTGACGATGAACGTAAGCGAGTTAACATACCTCAAGACCGTGATATCATCAATGCCGATGACCCTGCAAATATGGCAAAAATCAAAGCCATGAAATGGGATTAAATACGACAAATAGAACAGTGCGATAAATAAAAGGCAAAAAAATCACGAGGGTTATACAAAAACTCTCGCGATTTATCGGTGAAATAGGATAATCAGAAAATGACTATTCTACTATTACTACGGTATTGTTTGCTACTGATGCATCAAACTCATAACCGATTTTCATCTCAGCCTTGGAACCACAAGGCAGAGGGATACAGGTGCAGCAGAATATTACAACAGATAAAGGAGTCCTGTTTTTTCCTGTTATATATACTTCAGATGATGAGAAGTTCACATTATCACCAGATGGCAAAGTTAAATAGCGCATCCTGATTCCTAATCTTCCCTTGGTTCCAAACCATGCAGATCTTTTCGCCTCATACACTACCCCCTTGGCTATAGTTCCGGCCGGTATGGCTACAACCTTGTCTATGATAACATCTCTGGAAACTTTAAAATCAATATTCTGCCCCTCATGTGCTTTGGAGGCTCTGACATTACTTATGGATTCCAAAGGAACAATTGTACCAGCTTTAATGATAACTTCTTTTTTTTCTTGAGTAAAAGCTGTTATTGAATAAAGAAATACGGTCAGTAAAAATAAAACTTTCTTCTTCATAATGTAAATACTAATGTTAATTTTAATGTTCACAACTTTTTATTGCCATTTTAAGTGCTTCTTCAAGTCTGTCTGCATATTTGAATATATCATCCATGTTGTCAATCTGAATCCATTCACAACTCTTATATTGGTCTACCGGTATTCCTATTTGCTTTTTTCTTGCTCCGATAGAAACACGGCATATCCAGAACCATTGGCTGTTATCGATATTTACAACGAAGTAACTTTTATAGTCTTTATAGGTTATGCGTGACACATCCACGCTTTTTCTTAAAATGCTTCTTACGATGTTGTAGGCATCTAATTCCTCTTGTGTTGTTACGACACCGGATTCTTTATCCATGTATACAACTCCGTCCGGGAGTTTTTCTTCTGTATCTTCTGTGGAAGTATTTATGGATGTATTGTCTATCGTTTGGAGTGAGTCAGATGTTTGCTCGCTGTTTTTTATAGCTGTATTTAGTCTATCTGAAATAATATCATTAATAACAGATGTGATGGATTTCTTTACGAGTGGTGTAAACATATCTATCACCTTCGATGTGATTTGACCTGAAGTATAGGCTTGACGTGCGAAGAATCGAACAAATTCTGCTGTAGGTGATGCAAATTCGTTATTCAATATTGATTTTATTTCTGTCGTGTATTTCAATTCGTTTGCCGTACTTAGAACATCCTCTTCATTGTAATATGACTTATGGAATTTCTTTAGTTGCTCTATATCCGCATCTGATAAGTCAAGCATGTTCACGATAAGAAAAGGTTTCTCATCCATAATATTGATTTTCTCCAAGTCGGTGTAAAATCTATATTCTATCCCATTGGTAAGCACGCCAAAACGGGCTTTTGACGCTACAAAATATTTTTGTAGTTGGGTGTCATGCAGGTTTAGGTCTTGCTTGCAGTGTTTGCATTCTATAAGAAGTATAGGATTTTCATCCTTCATTATGGCATAATCGATTTTTTCTCCTTTTTTCTTTATTAAGTCACAATCCATTTCAGGCACGACCTCAAAAGGGTTAAAAACATCGTATCCTAAGGCTGCAATCATTGGCATTATAAATGCGTTTTTTGTAGCTTCTTCTGTAGCTATCTTGTCTTTTTGTTTTTTTATATTATCAGATAGCCGTACAACTTGATCCTTAAAATCCATTGCTC